GGTCCTTTATCAGGTGCTGCATGGAGAAGAACTCCATCAACTTTATCAAGTAATTCTTGCATACTACTATGCAAAAGACGATATCCAGTGCCAACATAAAGTTGACCAAGGAAAACAGTAATAGTCATTGCACTCCAGAAATAGTAATACATTCTGGATTTCTTTTGTCTGGGAGATTTCATACGATTAATTTTTTCTTATCAGGAGTAATTAACTTGCTACCAAACATTTCATTATATCGTTTGGATACATCTTCCTGAACAGGAACAACATATACAACGTGTTTTTGAGAAACTGTAATTTCAGGATTCTCTTTATCAATAACAGTTGCCCATGGAGCAAATCCCACACCAGTATTTGTGGGTAGAACTACAAGTGCATTTTGAACAGTAATGGTGTCATCACTTTCAGAAAGAACTTCTGCAATGACTTCTTCACCAGTAATAATACGAATCAGTTTTACATCAATCATTTGAATTCACAATTAACAGTTATATCAGAGCAAGGAGTAATCTGCAAAGGACTCGTTATCATGTAATTTCCTGCAAGAGAATAACGATCAAACTCATGTCTCAGTTCTTGAACTTCATGACGCATGTGAGACGGAAATACATATATATCTCCGTTTTGCGGAGTCAAAGACAGATAAGGTGTATTATACTTGTTATTTTGGTTTTTGGGAAATGCAAATGCATCTCCAAACAAATCCATTTTTGGATAGATGGTAAATGATCCAGAATTGTCATCAACTAGAGGATACCAAACAAAAGTAATCAAAGAGTTTTGATGGTAATGCATTTGACCATAATCCCCTTTTTTATGAAGATTAGCCCAGGAAGAGGTCAAAACTGGTTTTGCCTCTTCTGAATACTGACAATAATCATAAAAATATTTTTTTACCTTCTGTGTAATAAGTTCTTTTATTACGGTAAGTGGAGGATCATCTAATAATTGTTGATGAGTTATATAACCATTATCATGTCGAAAGTATTTGACAGATTTTATATATTCTAGAATTCTAAATGGTACTGCTATATTGTCCTTTAGAACAGGAATTGGAAATAAATCATAAACTATTTCCCTCATTTGAATTCACACTCCACCATAATTTCGGTTAGACACGCAAGCATATTTATCTCCTGATCTGCTACGAATGCCCCCTGGTATTGATACTTAGCAAGAACGAGGACAGCAGCAGGAATAGAACCAGGAACAAGGGTTTCGTAGCAAGCGTCATAAATGCGACGAAGAAGTAGATTATAATCATTGTCCAGATTATTAACGATCCACTTACGTACTTCAGGAAAGTCTTTTTCCTTAAGTTTTTTAACCAAGTCATTTACTTTTACGTCACTAAAGGTTGCAAGAATACCAGAGTCAATCTTTCCTCCAGCAGAGTATCGTTGACACTCATTCAGAACACGTCTCCAATCAGGAAAGTGTTTGTTGATAAGTTCTACCAGGACTTTGTGATCATATTCAACACCTTCTGTATCCAAGATTTCTTGGATTCTTTTGAAGAAGGCTGCTGCGAGTTGGGGTTTGCTTTTGGAATTGGTGGAAAAGTCAACACACGCGCACCTGGAGTGGAGTGGTTCGATAATTTTGTTTTTGAAATTGCAGGTGAAGATGAATCTGCAGTTGCCACTAAACTCCTCAGTAAACGCCCTAAGGAGGAGTTGTACATCGTTGGTTGTGTTATCTGCCTCATCAATGATGATGACTTTGTGTTTGCCAGTTGCTTGAAGTGAGACGGTCGAAGCGAAGTTCTTCGCAGTGTTTCGGACAGTATCCAGGAATCGTCCTTCATCGGATCCATTGATGACATAGACATCTACCCCCAGTTCGTTACATAGTGCTTTTGCTACGGTAGTTTTACCACATCCTGCAGGACCGGCAAGCAGCATGTTGGGTATCTCTCCTTTATCTAGGAAGTCAGAGAAGGTCTTCTTAATATTTGTTGGTAAAATACAATCTTCAATAGTTTTGGGTCGATACTTTTCAACCCAGAGAAAATCATCACGCATAATCATTCCAAAGGACGAACAAATTCATTAGACACAATTTCAGTTGCCTTCAATTGTTCTTTCATATATTCTACACCAAGTTCTGGCATAGCGGTATCCCCACAAGTAAAGACATCACAAACTGCCATGCCTTTCTCTGGCCAAGTATGAATGGAAATGTGACTCTCTGCAAGCATAGCAACACCAGTTACACCTTGAGGATCAAACTTGTGTGTTGCCAGATTTAGTAGAGTAGATTTACATTCTTTTGTTGCTCTATACAAAAGCATCCGAATGAACTCTTCATCATCAAGGAGTTCAAACGGACAACCCCGAAGGGTAAAAAGGATGTGTTTCACTGTTGCTTTTTCAACCATTCACGAAATTTACGTTTCCCCTCTTCAACTTTCCACCAGGGGGCATAGAGGGGTCCTTGATAATCCTTCTTACCCGAAGGTGGAGTCGGGTTCGAGTGCGATGTAGTATGTAAGGTCATGGTTCTTAGAAGTGAAACGGGAAAGCAGTTTCTGAGACACCACCACTTCATAAGTTCCAGGGAGAACTTTAATGTTTTCTACCTTGAAGTTGAAACTAAAATTTTGATCGGTCTCACCAACAACAACAGCATAGTCGTTAGACGTATCATTTTTCTTGTCACGAACGACAAGTTTGATCACACCATTTTCACCAACAGCAGACAAGTCGGGCAGTTGATAAACAGCAGATGCCTTAAGAAGTTTCTCAAGTTGATCAGTGCTGACCTCAAAGCAAATGTCTTCAGTCGGAAGAGTAATATCCTTTTCAGGAGGAGTTACAATTACATTAGGATCTGCGAAGAAATACTTTGATCGAGATCGACCTTCACGGATAACAACATAACCATCGTTAGCAAAATCAAGTTCAGGATTTGAGTGAAGGCTCAAACCGTTAAGAAACTGGTTGAGATCATAGATCCCAAAGTCCTTCATAAACTCTTCAGTGACAGTTGCTTCCGCAAGGATATTTTTCATCACACTAATAGTGCGAAGTTTGCTGCCCTCTTTGAACAAGATCGACTGGTTGATGGAAGAGAAGTTCTTCAGGACAGAAATAGTTTTATCAGAAAGTTTCATAGGGTTGCGGATTTTCATCACTGAGGGTAGGTTTCACGTTGTGCATTCTTATCGTTGAAATGCATCAGAAGTACAGCATAATGCAGAATCTTCATAATGTCACGTCGGGCAGTGCCTTTCTTATCATAACGAGAGGCATACTTGAGAATGTTGCTGCGGCAGAAGGATTCACCATCTCCACATGCTTCAATCAGATCAAGTGTTTGAACAGCATCATCACCAGAGGAGTAATGCTGATTGTATGTTGCAGAAATATAATCGGTCAGTTCTTTGAGAATGCGTTCTTCACTGTACTTAAATCGATTAGGATTGTTACTAGCAGTAGTCATATCAAGGTTAAAGGAAAGGGAATCTTCACCACCAAGAAAAGTCATTGGAACTTCTTGTGCAGCACCATAAGATGTAGAGGTGAAATTAATTGTATCCGATGAGTATGGATTTCCGACAAACTCTACACCGTCTTCATGCCAAAATGCTTGGTTCGGATTGTCGGGGTGATATCGACCTTCAGAGTTTACTCCGTCATAGTAAGGTTCTTTTCTGTTTGGATCATTTCGATCATAGTCATAATAATACTTAGAGTGTTCAGTCATGTTCAATTCATCAGATAGAAAGGACCAAGAGTTAGCCATAATTATATCAAATAACCTCCGACTGGTCAATAGGATTGTACTTTTTCAGTTCATCCTCATCAAGGGAGGGCATCACGAAGTCAGCATCGACTTTATCATACAGTTCCAAGAATGCCTGCTTGGTCTCATCATCGAAACGATTGACACAAACCTGAATTGCTTTTGCCTTGTCGTTGAAGATACTGTATGCCTTCACGATGTGAACCAGACGACGGGTACTGATGATCTCTTCGATACCACCATCATAGAAGGTCTTGCGGATGATATCTGCCCAGTCAGCAAGACGTTTGCAGAACTCTTCATCCTTACAAATCTTACCAAGAATTTTTTGCTCAGTGGCAACAGAAGGATACTCCTGCTCAAAGGTCACAGGGAATCGTTCAAGAAATGCTTCGTTGAGCACATTAGTTCCGATGAATCGTCCGTCATCGGAACCTTTACCTTTGGTATTTGCGGTTGCGAATACTTGGAAACCTTCTGCGGGCGTAACCCATTTGCCAATCTTCTTGAGGAAAACTCCTTTTCCTTCGAGAATAGATTGAAGACAGAGG